TATTTCTCAGTCTCGTAACAATATCAATGCTATGTATACTAGCCAGCAGCCTTCTGGTGGTCAGGCTACTAAGTTTTATTCCTCATGTATTATTAAACTCTTTTCTTCAGAGTCAGACAATCAAGCACTTAAGGGAAAGATTAAAGTAGGAGATAAGTTAATTGAAGAAAAAATTGGTAGAAAGATTCGCTGGGAATTACAGTTCTCTAAAACCTCTCCAGGGTTCCAGAATGGTGAGTATGATTTTTATTTTAGAGGTGACGATATTGGTATTGATGCCATTGGTGATTTGGTTGACACAGCAGAATCAGTAGGGCTAGTTAATCGTACTGGTGCTTGGTATCAACTTGATGATGGCACAAAGGTTCAAGGCAGAGAAGGTTTTATTAGTCGTGTTAAAGAAGATCTTGACTTACAAAAAAGTTTAAAGGACAAACTTGCCAATGGCTGAAACAAATTTTAAAGTTTTTACTGGTGAGTTTATTTGTCAAAAATGTAAGTTGCCTGTTACATCTTTAAGACTTTGGACAGAAACAGGTGATGCTACTTGGATGTGCACATCAAAGCATGTGTCAAGAGTTGGTCTTATTCCATCTAAAAAGAAAAAGAAGGATTTTGAAGATGAGTGAAAGATCAGAATCTAAAAGAATAGGTGCCAAGCAGCATAAGAATAGTGGTCGCAACAACACCAAGGGCGATGCTTCCTGGAATAATTTTGTAATAGACTTTAAAGAATGCTCAAAATCTTTTACATTAAACCAAGATGTTTGGGCTAAAGCCACAACAGATGCATTAAAGAAAAGTATGGATCCTGCTTTGGTTATTGTGCTTGGCGAGGGTACGCAAAAGGTACGCCTTGCTATAATAGAATTAGATATGTTAGAACAATTAATAGAGGAGAATAATAATGGAACCAACAAAGACAACACTTGAGCAGGTCAATGGATTAGCAGAAATTGCAGAGTATATGGATGATGAAGAGTTGACAGTAGCGTTGACAATGATTGCTAAGATAATCATTAAGCCAGATATTCCTATACAGGTTGCAAGTCTAGAAATTGTTAGACTCCAGGCTATAGCCGCTAAGATGTCTTTAAAGGCTACTTGGATGGCCAACGTAGACAAAAGTAATAGAGCAAAAAAGAACATTTACTATACTGCAGCAGAATCAATTAACTCTCTTGTTTCAGCACTAAAGTATTTAATACGATAACCGTAACCTGCTATACTTATATAAACAAGGGGATATAATGACAAAAAATTTACTACATACAATAATGATTAGAGAAGTTGAAACACCAGAACAGATAGATGCAAAAGAATTAGTTAATGTTATTCAGCAGGGATATCTTGTAGGCAGAGATCCTGAGCATAAACAAAAAAAGACTTTTGGTCCATCTACAATTGCATACGGTTATGGAGAATGCCCAAGATATTGGTATCTTGCTTTTGAGGGTGCAGTCTTTGAAGATAACTCAGATGCCTATGCGGTAGCAAACATGACTAATGGTACTCTTTCTCATAGTAGAATTGAGGCAGCGTTTAAAAACTCTGGTATTTCAATTAACTCTGAGTTTAAATTATTCCATGATGATCCACCAATTTTTGGGTATGTGGATAACTTTATTCAATGGAAGGGCGATGAGATTGTTGTTGAAGTTAAGACAACAAACAATGAAGTATTTGAATACCGCAAGCGCACAAACAAGCCAAAGATGGGCCACGTAGTTCAGTTGCTTATTTATATGAAAGTCCTTAAAAAATCTAAGGGTATTTTAGTTTATGAAAATAAAAACAATCACGAACTATTGATTATTCCAGTAGAAGTAAACGATCACTACAGAGCCTGGATTGATATGGCTTTCCAGTGGATGCGTGATGTTCGTAAGGCATGGGAAGATAAAACTCTTCCTACAAAAAACTATAGATCTAATTCAAAAATTTGCAAGACTTGTCCAATTAAAAAGGCTTGCGGAGAAGCAGGGGTGGGCGTATTAAAGATAGCATCCCTGGAGGAACTGAGTGAAGTTATGTAGCATCTGTCACTCATCTTTTAAGGCTGCAGTGAGTTATCAAATTTACTGCAGTAAGGTTTGCAGAGACCTTGCAACTAAAGAAAAGATTGCAGAAAGATATGCCGTCACAAAAAGACAAAAAAGAAAAAACAAAGTACGTCTTTGTCTTGGAGGGTGCGGTCAAGATCTTTCTATTTATAATGATTCTGGATTCTGTGCTAACTGTAATGTTAGCGAAAAGGCAGTTGCAAAAATGTTAAAAGAACTGAAAGGTTATATAGACTATGAGCAACAATAAGTGGGGACTAGAGACAATGCCAAAAACTATTTGCGCTATTGACGCTAGTACCAATAGTCTTGCTTTTGCTTTGTTTGATACCCAACAAAAAACGTTGGAAAGTATTGGTAAGATTTATTTTGAAGGAAGTAACATTTACGAAAAAGTTATGGATGCTGGCAAAAAAGTAAAAGCCTTTTTTGATATTTATGGTGGCTTTGAAGCAATAGTTATTGAGCATACAGTGTTTATGAATAGCCCCAAGACTGCTGCTGACCTTGCATTAGTTCAAGGTGCAATTCTTGGATCAGCAGGACAATCTGGAACTAAAACGATTGGTAGAGTTTCTCCAATTACTTGGCAAATTTTTATGGGTAATGGGAAAATATCTAAAGAAGAACAACTACTAATACGATCTCAAAATCCTGGAAAGTCTGATTCATACTACAAGGCTCACGAAAGAATGCTTCGTAAAGAAAGAACAATTAACTTTATTAATATTAATTATGATAGAACTATTACTGATAACGATGTTGCTGATGCCTGTGGTATAGGTCATTGGGCAATAAAAAACTGGGAAAAAGCGATAGGAGACAACAAATAATGCCAGAGTTAAATGCAAACATACCACCAATTGAATGCTATGTTCGTGGAAACTTTTTAAGAGACCAAGAAGATAGCCATGATAAATATTTTCCATGTGTTATTTTTGGTGTTTCAAGTATTAAAAGTAGAAGCCCCTTGTTCCATTTTTTAATGGAGGATGGTGGTATCTGGTGGAGAATGCCAATTAATGCTTTTTGCACTAAGCCAGGAGTTCCAGAAGAGCCAATCCACAACCTTGTTTTGTGGAATTCTTTTAGTCCATATGTTTCAGTAACAAAGTTTGAGAACCTAAGTAATATGAGAATGTCTTATATTGATAGAACTAAAACTAGTGTTCCTGGAACATATTTGTTTACCCTGGATTGGCACAACCCAGAGACAAACATATTAGATGATGGGTATTCAGAAAATCCAGGTCAGCACAAGTGTGGTCACGTTATTCAAAGAGACGATGGCAACTTTGCAATTCAGCCAAATAATCGGGTAAGACTAAAGGAGCCTTCATTTGTTACCAAGAAGGATCTAGTTATACAAAGACTCATTAATACAAATAAGTGGGATGTTGAAAGTTACGATAAGTGGATGCTTGAAGACTCTAACGCTTATGATTATCAGGTTATTGACACAGAAGTTGACAAATAACAATATGACTGCTAAACTATATACTTCAGAGGTTTTTATGCGTAAGCGGTATCTTATGGATAAGAAGACCCCAGAAGAAATTGCAAAGGAGTGCGGAACTAGTGTTGAGACTATCTACGTTTACCTTGCTAAATTTGGATTAAGGAAATCTAAAAGATGAATAAAATAAAGAAGATTATTTTTATAATGTCATTGGCTGCTGCTGCTGGTATTACATATACTATAGTTGCATTAAAAAACATTCCAGAAAGTTTTGACTGGGACGAAGATGAGTAATGGTCTTAACATTACTGTTGATCAGGTAAATCATCCTGTACATTACACAACAGACCCATCTGGAATTGAGTGCATTCAGATTACTAGACATCGCAATTTTAATATTGGGAATGCCTTTAAGTACTTGTGGAGAGCAGGAATTAAAGATGAAGCAAAAACAATTCAAGATTTAGAAAAGGCCATCTTTTATATTAAAGATGAAATAAATAGACTAGAGGGAAAGTATGTCAACTGAGACAGAACTTATTCAGCATCTTGATGAAGTAAATCAAGTAGTTACAGAATACCTAAAAGGTAATGATCCAACAGTTATTTCTAAAGAGTTAGACATTCCACGTACTCGTGTTGTGTCTTTAATTAATGAGTGGAAGGTTATGGCATCTGCAAATGATGCTATTCGTGCCCGTGCAAAAGAGGCTTTGGTTGGAGCAGACACACACTATACAAAATTAATTACAAAAGCATACGAGGTTATTGATGAGGCAAGCCTATCAACAAATCTTGGTGCTAAAACTGCTGGAATTAAGTTAGTTTTAGACATTGAATCAAGAAGAATTGATATGCTACAAAAGGCTGGTCTTCTTGAGAACAAAGAACTAGCAGAAGAAATGATTGAAATTGAAAGACGACAAGAAGTTCTTGTTGGAATCTTAAGAGACATTGCCTCAGAGCATCCAGAAGTACGTGACATTATAATGAAGAGACTTTCTGTTATTGCAAAAGAAGGAGAAGTGATTACTGTTGTCCACGATGTTCAATGATTTTCTTGAAGTATTAAAAGAGAATCACTTTGTTGAAACTCCAGTTGACGTAAAGACATTTGTCCAGTCACCTGACTACCTTGGTCAACCACTTTTGTCTGATATTCAATACGAAATTGTTGAAGCAATGAGCCAGATCTATCGTAAAGAAGATTTGATAGAGATTATGGGTGATGTTGAAGGCTCAAGACATTTTGCTAAGTATACAAAAAACGAACTAATCCTTCAACTTGGCAAGGGTAGCGGTAAAGATTTTATATCAACAGTAGCCTGTGCATATGTAGTGTATAAACTATTATGCCTTAAAGACCCTGCGACTTATTATGGCAAGCCTGCTGGAGATGCTATTGATATTATTAACGTTGCTGTTAACGCACAACAAGCAAAGAACGTTTTCTTTAAAGGTTTTAAAACAAAGATTGAAAAGTCCCCTTGGTTTGCTGGAAAGTATAATGCTAAGGCTGATTCAGTTGAATTTGATAAAGCAATTACCGTTTACTCTGGACACTCAGAAAGAGAATCTCATGAGGGTTTGAACTTGCTCATGGCAGTGCTTGATGAGATTTCTGGTTTTGTAAGTGAGGTAGCCTCTGGCAATGAGCAGGGTAAGACTGCTGATAATATTTATAAAGCATTTCGTGGATCAGTAGACTCTCGTTTCCCAGACCTTGGAAAAGTTGTTTTGCTTTCCTTCCCTAGATATCAAGGTGACTTTATTTCACAAAGGTATGAATCAGTTATTGCAGATAAAGAAACAATTGAACGAACACATACTTTTATTATGAACGAAGACCTGCCTCACACCGATCCAGGAAATCAATTTCAAATTTCGTGGGACGAAGATAACATTCTTCAGTACAAAATTCCAAGGGTATACGCATTCAAAAGACCTACATGGGAAGTAAATCCAACCCGTAAGATAGAAGACTTTAAGCTAGCATTC